CGCCTAGAACGCGGCCACACCGCCGCAGGATACTGCGTCCGACCGGCTTGTTCAGGAGCTCGGCGAGCCCGCGCAGTTCGACCTCAAAGGCCCCGTCCGTGCGGCGGATTTCACCAAAGTGGCCGCAAAAAATGAGCACGCGCAGGTCAGGACGCTCCCAATCTACCAACCAGTTGAGGATCTCGGAGCTGTCATACTTTCCTGCCCTGATATCTTCTTCACGGATAGACTCCGCGCTCAGGGCGCCAGCGGCTTGTGCGTTGTCCACGCTCAGACCGGTTGCAGATTGCACGGCACTGGCGGTCATCCCGCTACTGGAGAGGAAGACGGCTCCATCGAATGCAAGGTCCTGATCATGATCAGTAAACCCAAGAGTCGCACCGTCTGGTCGGTTGATCCGCCAGCAGCGGCACAACTTTGTTGCCCCGGTTTCCAGCCGGGTCTGTAGCTCGGGAGGAATGGAACGCATTAGATCCGCACCTCGACCACCGGGATGGATGGAATCTCGCCCGCGGCAAAGCCTGCCAAACTTGCATTGATGCGGTCGGAGTCAAATCGAACCGGTACATCAAACTCAAATCCGGCATGCACCGCCGCCCCTTTGGCCGGCGCATCTGCAAAGGCCACGAGACCCACCGTGTGGTTGACTGCGAAATCTGTTCCGGGCTTCATGTGAACACCGTCTACTGCGACAAGCACGGTTCCGCTCACCGGCTTGTTGATTGGGCGCTCGTAAGCTTGCTTTCCGGAAACATATTGCTTGACCAGGGAGAAATTCTTCTGGACACCGTCACCTGTACCGCAGAGCTGATCGGTGGGTGAGGTATGCGATGATGGAGTACCAGACTTGAAATCAGTCCAGTCTTTCCACCGGAAGCCATAGAGCTGCCCATGTCGTGCTTCAAAAAAAGCGATAACATCGGCAAGATCGTCGAGAGATTTTACACCAAGACCCGCATCGTACCGCCGTCGCGAGTGTAGCCACGGTGAATTTCGCTCTTCGAATCCGTTGCTTAGAGTAACGATTTCAGTTCTTCGTTCCGGTCCACCGCTTGAACCTATCGATAAAGGCGCCGGGAATCGCGTTTCGTGAAAGTTCATCGGTGATTCCTAAAGATTTCGCCGTCCACGCTGCATAGCGCGCGACATCTCGGAAGCGACCTGGCTCTGTGACCTTTGAAAACTGATCGCATCCGGAGTAGAGATGTTCATCGTTACGTAGACTGGCCCGCTGCCTCCGGTGCTGCCGCCAGCGCGGATACCCAGTCGGCCGTCGGATCCACGTGCAAGCGGCATGATTGCTTCAGGCCCGGCCTCTCCCATCAGACCGGTCCCACCTCGCATCGGAAACCGCGTAGGCCCATCGATCACGCCGCCTCGCGCAAACGCAGCGACACGTCCGGCACGAAATGCGGAACCCTTTTCGAAGGGCATCAGCCCTCCGATGATCGCTTGCACGCCGTTGCCCAGTGCAGATCCAAGTGCGCTTTGAACCGGAGCAAGTGCCTGATTGACTACAGAACCGGAGATACTTTGGCCGATCGTCGACAGCATCTCGGACAGTCGCTTTCCATCAAAGAGGACGCCGTCGAAGGCCTTCTTCACGGATGACGAAACGGATTTCGACATGTTTGTGGCCTCGCCGCCCGCGTCCTTCATGCTACCTCGGACACCATCGAGCTCACGCCGAAAGGCACTGGTCGCGCCCTCCAGACCAGAAATGCTGCCTTCGAGGCTAAGGAAGTCGCTTCCGAGCTTGGTCAGCTCTGCTTCGAATTCTGCCATCTCTTGTTCCTACTCCATGGCGCTTGTTGCGGCACGATCCGGAAATTTCTCCAGCATTTCTGCAAGTCCCGCGCGCGTCAGGGCTTCCCGTGCCGCACCGCCGCCCGCGATGAACATCAGTTCGGCTGGTGTCAGAGACCAGAAGACGTCCGGTGCCAGTCTAAGCTCCACCAGTCCCAGCTTCATCAAGCTGGACCAGGCGATCTTCTTCACGCTGCGCCTTCCTCGTCAGGCAAAGTAAACGTAACCTTCAAGAGGCGTGCCGCAGCTTGTGCCGCCGCTAGCGGTCCGCCGTTGATATTGCCCTGAAGAAGCTCTTCCTCCGTGATCCGCCACCCGCCACCATTCAGTCCTGCTGTCAGCAGGCTGATGAGGTCCTTCACGCGAAATCCCCCGGTCTCAAACCGCGCGATCATCTCCAGGAGAGACGTGCACTCCAACCGGGCCTCCAGCTCGGCTAGCGCGCCAAGCGTCAGCCGCATGACCCTTCGTTCCCCATTGACGGAAAGTACAACTTCTCCCCGGTACGGATTGGCCATCAGATTGCCTCAAAGCTGATCGCGCCTGCAGATGTTAGCGAAAGCTCGTAGACCGCCTCGCCGTCGTGCTGTCCCGAATACTCGATGCTCGTGATCTGAAACGGTCCCTCGATTTTTCCGAAGCTCGGAATGATAACTTGGAACCTGGGAAGCTCACCGGAGAAGAATATCGCCCTTGCACGCTCGTCCGTATTGGCGTCACGAAAGACGCCCGAACCACTGATCGCCGCTGAACGTGCTCCCGCCCCAGCGAGCAGTTCCCGCCACCTGCCCTCGCTTCCCAAGTTGGTGATGTCGACCGTCTCCGCGTTGAAGGTGATCCTGGACGCCCGGAGCCCCGCCACGGTCTCGAAGGACCCTGCTCCAGTCATGTCCAGCTTTATCAGCAAGTCCTTGCCGCGTTGTGCAACCATGGTTTCAGCCTCGTCCAAATAATCAGATGTCTTGATCAACGACCGCGCGAAATCGCAAAGCGACCTTCCGTTTCTCGGGCGAACGCCCCCGCTCAGCCTTCGCCTGCAGGAAGCGAAGGCTGACGAGATTGCCCCGGGTCAGTTGAAGAGGTGCATCGATCAAGCTCTCACAGACAGCCGCGGCTAGCTTCTTTGCGGTCTCAAAGCCGTCCCGCTGCGAGTGAACCGTGACCGAGATGTCATGCACGGCGCCCACGCTCGTCTTGGTGTTGTTGGCCCGGACAAGCTCTTCACCAAGCGTGATGTGATCGGGGGCGACATCGCTGTTCGGACGAGAAAGCGGAGCATCGTATATTTCCCCACCGACCATGCCGGATAGGAGAGGATCATTCAGCAGTCGCTGATAGATCGCAGACTGCAGCCCGGCAGAATACGCGTAACTCAAGGTAACACTCCTTCCTCGACAGAGAGCTCCAGGTACTGTCCTGCGCGGTCCGCCTCGCTGACCGTCAGGATCCGGAAAATGCGGTCGTTCTCCCGCAGCCGTTGATCTGGCGTAGGACGAGACGGTGAGCCGACCGGCGAAGCCCGCACGGTGAAGCGATAGAGAACCCGCGGCCTCGCCTCGCCAGCAATGAAGTCCTGTCTCGAAGATCTGGCTTTCACGCTTGCCCAGATCACACCGAGCCCCCGCCATCGGACGTGGTAGCCACCCGAGCCATCGGGAGAACGCTCCCTCGTCTCGAGCACGAACTTGCGCGAGAGATCGTTTAGGGTGGTCACGGGTGCCCCCCGCCAATGCGCAGGGCACGGTAGGCCTCGATCAGCACAACAACCCCGAACGGAAGAGACTGCGTGCGCTCGATGCTTTCGGCTCGGTGTTCATAGTAATGCGCGGCCAGCAGGAAAACTGCCTGTCTTAGATCCGGAGGAACATCCTCCCAACTATCTCCAAAACCCGCGGTGAAGCGGATCTCCGCGTGACCGGAGCGAGGAATGCCGGGCAGGCTCCTACCAAAACGGCCCACGATGCGTGGCCGTTGGCTGTCCCGAAGAACCGACCACGAATCCGGATCGACGGGACGTTCGACTCCATCCGCACCAACAAGCGTTACCGCGTCCACGGACTGAATTGGGCCAATCGGGAGACCTTGGCTCGCGTCCTCGCGCCAGCGTGTCACCGACCAGGAGAAGCTCCGGGCAAGCAACGCACGCCCGATACGGGATTCAATCGCCGCCATTGCCGAACGGAGGTACAGTTCAAGCACTGCATCCTCGGACCCGTCGTCCGCAAAACCGGTCCCTAACCGCAGATGCTCTGCAAATGCCCGGATCGGCAGGGCTGCCGACGGTGGCGCTCCAACTTCTGTCAAGATCATCGGCAACCCCTTAGTCTCTGAGACCCATTCCACTGCCCTGGGTATTGGCCAGCAGAGAAAAGCCGGGGCGGTAC